GCCACAACTTCAACAGTCGCTGGCAGTCCTTACGGCACCTGTACTGGAGTTGCGCGCGTTAGTCTCGAAAGAGTTAGAAAGCAATCCACTGCTCGAACCGGTCAGCGATGTCGAGGAATCCGTGGAGGCGCGCGAAACTCGCGAAGATATGGAGACCGCCATGGCCGATCCGCACGAGCCGCCGCTGGATGTGCAGTACGACCCGGCGAAGGAACCTGCGGCCGAAGACTCTGACTTCGACAAGGAGTTGCGCAGCTTATTAGAACTTGACCGCGACTTATATGATTCACAATCGCTAGGCTCACTTAACACTTCATCGGATGCCGACGAGGAGCGCAGGCAATTCATGCTTGACTCGGCCAAGGCACCGCACACTTTGCAAGAGGAACTTGAGCAGCAGGTTCAAGGTATGTTCGATCTGACATACAGTGAACGCGAGGAGGCATCGGTATTTGCACAGAACATTGATGAGCGCGGGTACTTGAATGTCCCATCAGATTTGTTCGATAAATGTTTCATCGAGCGCATGCAGATGGTGCTTGAGCCGCCGGGCATTGGCGCACGTAGCTTGCGCGAATCATTGAGGATTCAAACGGTGCGCCATGCAAGTACCAACACGTGCGTGATGTCTATCTTGGATTGGCACTTTGAGTTATTGACTAAGCGCAAGTTCAATACAATTGCCGAGATTCTTGGTCTAGATTATGACGAGGTGTGCGATGCGTGCGCGTGGATTGCCAAGTTAAATCCCTATCCGGCGGCGCAATTCTACAACGCTGACAGCTCAGTGGTGACGCCAGAGCTTGATGTCGTTGCCGTCGACGGTGTCATGGAGGTTCACCAACGCTTGGATTACTTACCCAATCTGCGCATAAGCAGTGGCGTCGCGCGCTTGGTAACTCATGCGGCGACCGACGCGACGACGCGTGACTACATTCGCGAGAAGATCAGAGCGGGTAAGTTCTTCATCCGTAGTATTCATCAACGGCAGAATACAATTCTCCGCGTGGCAACTGAAATTGTGCGGCGGCAACACAAGTTCTTTGCAAGTGGCAACGTCCTTGAATTACTACCGCTGACCATGTCGCAAGTTGCCGATGCCGTCGGCGTGCATGAGACCACTGTGAGCCGTGCGGTTTCTGGTAAGTACATGAGCACACCGCATGGAGTTCTTGAGTTGCGTTACTTCTTCTCATGCGGTGTGGCGAACGCGAGCGGAGTCGACACGTCGAATCGCTCAGTCAAGTTGATGCTGGTGGAGATCATCGCGGGCGAGGACAAGAAGAATCCTTACTCGGATGAAGCCTTGGTTGCAGTGTTGAACTCCCGCGGCATGTGCATTGCCCGGCGCACGGCGGCCAAGTATCGCGCAGAGCATAACATTCTGCCGCGCCACTTACGTGTAATTCATGGCACGTAGGCAGCTTACCTGTTTTGCGAGCGGTCGGATGGGCCGTTAGCTCTGTATCTTGTGATACAGATAACAGTACATTACATAAATAGGGATCAGTAATGTACTGCCAATTTTGCTGAGCCCTGAAAGCCAGCGACTAGTGAGCTATGATTTCGTAGGAGATCTACGAATGGGGTACGCCAGAACGGGAGTGGCGGAGGTTGCAAGGCCTTGTGTTTTCCTCCATGAAACACTCACTAGGTAATTTCCAGTCACGCTAAGTGTGACTGGAATTCAAAACAAAACAAAACAAAACAAAACAAATGGGACTCATCCGTAAAGCAGCACTGCCCGACAATTCATGTGGTATTCCGCAGGAGTATTACAACGTGGCTATTGTGGAGGCCAAAGCCCAGAAGTCCAAGCGCACGGGCGCAGACATGATCGTTCTGAAGCTGGAGATCCTCTCTCCCAAAGAGGTTCCTGTCGAGGGAAAGCTCGTCCGCACTCAAGGACGCAAGTTCGACCACTACATCGTGGCTTCGGAGAACGACAACCGATGGGTCAAGGAGATCGAGACCCTGCTGGGCGATGAACTGCCGGCAGAAGTTGACAGCACCGAGCTGGCCATTGGGGCCGCTGCTGACTTGCAAGGTATGGTTCTGATGAACGTCTCGCTCAAAGCCGAGGAGCGTTACAAGAACCAGCCCGGGACCTACGAGCCGGAGATCGTCAACGGCCAGAAGGTCGTCACCGGGTATGGCATTCGGTTCGCCGACGCCAACCGCCCGCGCGCGATCTCCGCCGAGGCCGCCGGTCTGGCCTAAGCCAGCAAGCAACAGACAGTATGAGGCGCGAGCTCCACAAGGGCTCGCGCCTTTCTCTTTTCAATATGAATGTACATTATGTTTTAGGGCATAGGTCGCGTTATGATCTAGTTAACAAGGCATTCTCAGGACCTGCTCAAGTCTTTCTTGAAGACATATCGCTAGAGCTTAGCATTACGCACACTGTGTCTTGGTCCGACATGCCTATACCGCAAGTTAGTCATTGTGTTCTGGCCGGACCCAAAGCTTGGGCGCTGCGCGGATTCACTGAACGCGATGTGGGTGTGGTGATTGAGCGTGGCAATGTAACTTACGTGTGCTCTTACCATCCGCAAGACGCCGTAGACGTGCGCAAGATTGACGAGTTGTTCACCGGGGTTGAAGACAGCGAACCCGACGAGGACGATGCAGGTTCGGCCAAAGATGGCGCAACCACTCAGCGTATTAATTATCGCTTCTGGATACAGATCCACACTGAGAAACTAATTGCGCCAATACAGAAGCATCGCCCATTTAGTATGCGGATGGAGTCGTTGGTAAATTGTGGGTTTCCAAACTCAACGTATCTTTACCTAGACATCGAGACACACCCGCCTACCAATACATTGCAGTGCATTACTGTAGGGTTCGACGAAGGCGCGGTGTTCTCCATTACGATCTACAATTACAAAGGAGAGTTGCAACCCGACGCACTGGACAGTATGGTCTGGCTGGTGCGGGCGCTCAAACGCTACACAGTTGTGATCCACAACGCCGCGTTCGACTTGCCATTCTTGGCAATGTTCCATGGCTTGGCGCACGGAGATAAGATACACGATACCATGCTTATCTGGCATCGCATGTTTCCGGAGGCTGACAAGTCTTTGGCCCATGTGATTCAAGCGCTTACCAACCTACCTTATCACAAGGATGAGGCTGGGACATTCTGTCCTCACAACCACAAGCAGCAACAGACTTTGCTGGTGTACAATGCGCGTGATGTGTACGCATTGCGCGAGGTTCACAAGATGATGTTGCCCTTGAGTGCCAGCGCCCAATCAGTTTGCGATAGCATCCCTGATTATCTTTTCACTGGCTTGCTCGGGTTCTACATCAATGATCGCAGGCTGGCGCATCATCGGAAGCGCTTGTCTGTCGCCGCCCAGCAGCTTGAACGCATCATGCGCTTGCTAGTTGGTGTCAGTGATTTCAATCCTAACTCGGGCAAGCAGGTACAGATTTGGTTGTACGACAAACTCAAATACAAACCTCCCACGCTTACCGACAGCGGCGCGCCGGCGACGGATGCTACTACGTTGTACAAGCTACTGATTACGCATCCTAAGAATGTGGCTTTGCAAGTGCTGCTTGAGATCAAGGAAAATTCCAAGCGACTATCGTCCATCAATTACAAACCATACACTCAACTCAACGAGCGATGAAACAAACACGCAATGCAGCCATTGCTGCGTCCATCTCGCGGCCGTGCGAGGTCTTCGCCGAGCCTGTCACTTCCGGTTGGGAGTGCCGCCCCAAACTTAACGGTGTCTTTGCACGCTGGGATTCGGCGTCACAGACACTGTACTCTAAGCGTGGGATTGCATTCAAGCAGCACTTGATTCCGCTTATCTATGCCGCACTAGAGGGAACACGCCTCGATCTAGACGGTGAGATCTGGGCTGGCGATATTCCATTGCAAGTTATTTGTGGCATGTTGAATCATGAGCGCGACGAGATGGCGCCCGATGCGCTCAAGTTAAACTACGTTGCCTTCGACGCACCTGACAAGAGTAGGATGATTCCCTACAAGTTTCGGTACAGTCAGGTGAGGGAGTCGGGTGTGTACAATTTGGATGACCTAGACAATGTCACGGCAGGCAACACCGACGGTTACATCTACCGTTACTTGAATGGTGTCTACATACCCGGCGTCAATGGCAACATCAGGAAGCTGAAATCGTGGCGCGACATGGAAGTGGACGTCATTGGCGCGGAGCTTGCGGATCCTAATTCCCTGATGCACGGTATGCTGGGTGGATTGTTGTGCCGCATGGAAAACGGTGTTAAGTTCTCCGTAGGTTCAGGCTTCAATATCCCAGAGCGACAGGAGTTCATCAAGGATTATCCTATGCGCATCAAGGTTAAATATCTTTCACTATCAACCGCAGGTGTTCCTTTGAATCCTGTGTATATCGGTCTCGACCTGTAAACCAGAAGGAAAAAACAAATGATAACAGTTAAAGCAAGTGACATCCTCAACTCTGTTGCTCTCGAAGGTGTGGTAATCGAGTATAATGAACGTCCTCTGAGCTCTCCGACGATCAACAGTTCCGGGCGTACTATGTACATGGCATACATGCTGTCCGATCGTGGAGTGTGCTCGATCATTACAACCAAGAATTATGGGGTCTTTACGATCGAACTCCATGATGAGTACGTACAAACAGATCACAACAGGATGCTTGTGTGGGATGAAGAGGCAATTACGAGGCTGGAAAACTGGAAATACGTTGTCAAGGAGGAAGACATCGCTGAGTTCGCACTCAAAATTAAGAAGATCAAAGCAGCTATGGCTAATCTGAAACCCACGGAGGTTAACATCTGCGAAGCTGCACGCTTGGCACTCAACGCTCAGTACAATCTTAACATCCCAGAGCTTGGAGATCGTGAAGCCTGCGACGAAGGGCTTGAGGCGTACGGATTTGATAGCGGTCAGCTTTCAGTCTGCCTTGATAAGTGCCAGATTGAGTTGTACTTATTCTTGCCGGGCGAAGGTAATGTCGTCCACAATTACACCTTCGCACTGGGTGATATCGTCAAGACCTACGACAACAGGCGGCATTTGATCTCTCCGGGTCAGGAGTAGATCCCACAATAGGCGAACCCGCTGCGGCGGGCCTTCCGCTTAGCTACCACAAGTTGGTGGTTAAGGAGAGGGCAACATGAATTACGAATACATAAACACAAATGATCCTGTCTTGCAGTTGACCGAAGCTCAAAAAGCTAGCTGGCGAGAGAACGATAATTACTATGGACAAACGGTTGTAATATACGACTACATTGAGCTTCTTGGTTACAGGCATGATGAGTATGAGGACCAATGGTTCAATCGCGACAACTATCCGGTTGACATTGATGCCGTTGAGGTAGCGATCAGATACCACCTCGACAACGTATCCAAGGAAAGTTAACAAATATGATTGAACTAACTAAAGGTGACTTGCTGTCCAAGCTGGTGGATGCGCAAGTAAACGCAGTGAACTGCGTGGGCGTCATGGGCGCAGGCATCGCAGCGCAATTCCAACAGGCTTACCCGCCGATGTTCCACGACTACGAGCTGGCGTGCAAAGAGGGCAGGGTGAAGCTCGGCAAGATGCACGTGTTTGACCTGTGCGGGCCGCTGTTCAGCTACCCACGCTGGATCATCAATTTCCCAACCAAGAACCACTGGCGCGACAACAGTCGGATGGATGACATTGAGACTGGACTCAAGGATTTGGTGGCAACCGTGAAGCGGTTGAACATCCGCTCCATCGCCATTCCGGCGCTCGGCTGCGGCAATGGCGGATTGGATTGGGGCGACGTGCTTCCTCGCATTGAGTGGGCGTTTGTGGAGTTGCCTGATGTCCGAGTGATGCTGTTCTCACCGGAGGCAAAGCGATGAGTAAGCTCGAACGTTGGCAGAAGCCATTCAAAAACCTACCGAAGCAGGCTAGGTTCATCGCCGTGGACCACGGCAGCTGTTACTGGTATGCTCGTCGGCCTAAACCGCTTGGGTATTGCTGGGGATTCACCAAGCCAAGCACCTTAAAGTATTCGCGTCTTGGCTTTATTAAACATCTCAAAGAACCGCGTGATTGGCGAACTGCCATCCGGGCGGTGGAGCCCAATGAACGTGTTAAAACCAAATAAATTTACTGACCAATATGACAATCGAACAAGAGTTTCTCCCCGGCATGCACACTTGGATGATGGATGACAACCGACCGACGAAATTTATTCTCCATGAAGTGCGAATTAAGATTGAGTACGGCTGTATCGTGACTGTGCTGTATATTCAAAGGACAGAGGATTCTAACCCGCTTTACTTGAGGCAGTCGAGTGAAGTTTACCTAACCAGACAAGACCTAATTAACTCCCTATGATCTCATCCATGACACCCGACCCAATGTGGTACGGCGGCCTCGCCCTCCTAACTATGATCTGCTTCTTCCTCTGGCGACGCATCGCTAGGAGGGGCAAGTGAACTGTCCAAAATGTGGAAGCCCTGGCTCGTTCCATAAAAGCAAGGCCACGTACGAATGCGGATCGTACCAATACCCTGATGGGGATGGTCTCGCAGACGTGGGAGACAAGTGCATGGAGATGCAGTTGCACAATGCGAAAGCCCAACTCGCTGCTTCTGATTTCTCAAGCGTCACGCTTTACGACAGCCTGTCACGCGCAAGGCAAATGATAAACTCGCTTCAAACCGAGGTTGATTTGCTTAACACTAAACTGTACGTCAGAAATGAGCAGGTTGCTCAGCTTATCACAGTGGGTGAATGCCTGTTTGCCAGTTACTCCAGCAACCAATACCAAAGTAAACAAAACATCGCGCAAGCGTGCGAACTAGAGCGGGTGTGGAAAGAAGCCAAAAGAACAACGATGAGCAACAACACACTTGAAACACAACCCGCTACTTCTAACGCCTCAAGCGTCACGCTTTACGAAGAACTGGAACTAACTAAGAAGAGACTGTCTGAAGCTCTAATGACGTGCGATGCACTCAATTGGAGGATGCTTGCCCACAGGGAGTACCTCACCAAACTGGAGGAGGCTGCGAGATTGGTAGTCGGACATAGTGAAGTGAAAGGCAACATCGATCATACAGTCCCTTGCATTCTTATCAAACGCCTAAGTGATGCGCTCAACATGCGAAAGGAAACCAAGTGAACTGCCCGAAATGCGACAGTGAGATCTATTTGAATTTAAGCATGACATTCAAGTGCGGATCAATTGGCTCGCCAAGCGGGGATTATCTGGTCAGGCGAACCACGATTTGCATAGCGAAGGAGTTGGACAATGTGAAAGCCAAACTCGCCATCGCCGGTTCACACGCAGCCTCAATGGGCCAACGGATTCATGCACTCCAAGCAGAGGTAGTCAAGCTGAAGCAATCCAAAGAAATCTAAATGAACATATTCAATGTAGGTATCGTCCCAATGCAAACCCCAACCAACGTCCGCTCCGAGACAGCCACCGACCCAACCCCACCCTGCGGAGACCCAGCCCTCAACGTCGGCACTGGTGACGTCGCAGAAACGCCTGGAGAAAACCTGCTTGTATACGCACAAGAACTCATACGGGAATCCCGACGCATGAAGGAAGAAATCACTCGTCTTGACTCCCTTGTCATGCTCAAAATCCTACAATCACTGGCACGAATCGAAGCCAAGCTCGACGCTCAGCGTCACTAAGACATACCATGAGATTCAACGAATACATTAAACTCGCACTGCGCACTGAGATCAAACTCAAAGACAATAAGGAGCGCAGGTTGCACGCGGTGCTGGGTCTCGCATCCGAGATCAACGAGGTACTCCATAGTATCACGAAATCAAATCGTATTGAGGAGATTGGTGATGTTGCGTGGTTCACCGCACTGTTGTGCGACTCGATCAACTACCCTGAGAGCTCAATGAATCATCCTCATCACCAACACTTTACAGTGGACGAAGGTAATCTGACGGGCATTGTCAGCCACTTGTGTGACGCAGTAAAACGCGAATACATTTACGGCAAGGTATACGATAGGTGTCCTTACTCCGTTGGCTGCTCGGATCTTCTTGGCTGGTTGCGAGTTTATGCAGCATTGGCAAACACTTCGCTTGAGGCCATCTGCGATCTCAACATCGAAAAGCTTAAACTTCGATACCCAACTCACTTCACAAACAAGGCATCAGACCTGCGCGACACGGAAGCTGAGGGAGCAATCTTCACTAAGCATTATGAATAAGCAAATGAATTTGTTCGGAGGAGATGACAATCTACCTCCGGGTGTAACACAGAAGGATCTGGACAACCACGGCGACGGAAAGGTTACCTGCACAAGTTGTCTTCGCTCGCGCTATCAGCACGATATGTTCGACGGACTGTGCCGTTGGTGTATCTCAATGTCAGAAGGGGACTAATGCATACTAATAGATTAAGGGCCATCACATGTTACAAGCAAGCTGGCACACGCAGCTTCCGTCTCAGCGCGACGCAGTACTTCAATACCTACGGACTTAATCTACAAAATCCGGACAAAGAAACTCTGGATCATCTGGAAGCCCCGGCCGGCCACGTCATAGTGCAAGCAGATCAAAGCGGCGCCGAAGCTTTGATTGTAGCTTATGACTCCGCGCCGGGGCGTTATCGTGCTCTGTTTGAAAACGGAGTTAAGCCGCACACTTACCTAGCGATGCAAATCTTTGCATCCTATTTTGGTCTGGCCGCCGACTCTCCGTTCTTGAATGAAGAAGTGGCAGAGTTTACTAAGCTGCCAAACTGGGCCGAGTTGCACAAGCGCATCAAAAAGTCGGGCAAGCCTTACGACATTGGCAAGCGGACGGCACACGGATCTTCTTACAAGATGGGTCCAATCACATTCCGTAATGCAAACATAAAGCAATCAAAGGGCAAGCTTGTATTGTCCATTGCAGAGTGTCGTGCTTTTCTGGATATGTTCAAGCGTTTGTTTCCAGAAGTAGTTGCTTGGCAAGACAGTGTTGAAACTACACTTAGACGCGAGCGAAAGCTTGTCAACCATTTCGGCTACACAAGATTGTTTACACGCGAGCTTACTGATTCTTATGTTCGCGAGGCAATCTCTTGGCGCCCGCAGTCCACGGTGGGTTGCATAACCCACCAAGCTATTCGTCGCGCACGAGTAGCGGGATATGCCACGTGCTCCAACAAGCACGATTCGGCCGCCGTAATGGTAACTTGCGAAGATGCAAGCACGGCAGCTGCTTTCATGCAGAACGCCATGAGGGTAAAACTTCAAGGCCACGACTGCGAATTCACCATGAACTCAGAAGTACAGATTGGGTCGAATTGGGGAGCATACGATGCTGACACCAATCCAACTGGTATGAGGGACTCTAGTGAATGGATCAAGGCATCCAATGAGTAACCAACGAATTAAGCTGTCCATCACTACCGACTACTACGCCTTCATTGCGCGTTACGGATTGAAGCCCAATGGACTCTTAGTTTCCAGCAACGCCGAGCTAGCTCTCAATTCATTGGGACTAAAGCCCGGTGACATTTACATCGGCATGCGCATCGTCTCTGCTGAATTCGCAGAGGGTGATACAATCGTGGCTCTCCTTTCTACGAGTAATGAGTAACTTGGATCTATGGAAACTCTACACAAAACGACTTCATGCACCGCGGCAATTTCTTGATGCAGCATTTTACTACACAATAGGCGCCGCACTTGAGCGCCGTGTATGGCTGGGCGCCGGCGGTGGCACAGTGTATCCGAATCAATACATACTATTTTGCGCAGACGCGGGCGTCGGCAAAGGCTTGGCAACCGGTGCCGCCGAGCATGTCCTAGATTCTCTTGTCGATCCAAAGAATCCAACGCGTCCATTCATTACCAAAGGTCCGGACTCTGGATCTTATGAGGCACTGATTCATCGTCTGGCAGATTCGACCAGAAGCACTCGCTACATGAGTGGCACTGTTGTAATGCCCTACATGTATGCGAGTTTGCGTTTGGAGCTAGACGAGCTGATGAGCTTCTTCCATGTAGAAGCTAACAACGCTGTTAAGTTCTTCTGCTCTATGTGGAGTTGCGTAGATTTTGACCGCGACACATTAAGCCGCGGCCACAAGCCACTCAGCCATCCGCTGCTTAACTTTCTGGCGGGCACAACGCCGCAAGATATGAAGAAGCTGCAACGATGCGACATCATGGGCACGGGCTTCGATCGTCGCATCATAATCATTTACGCAGACAAGAATGAGTTCGAGCAATTCTTGGTTCGAGACTTCTTGCCTGAGGAATTAGAAGCCGGATTGAAACTATGCAATCATGTGGAAAGGTTAAGCAAAGTATGTGGTAAACTAACATTCTCCAGCGAAGCCAAGATTCTCGGCGAGCAGACTTGGATGAACTTGGCCAAGCGCAACGTGAATAATCACAAGTCGCTGCAATCATACAATGCCAACAAATCACCTCAGTGGCAGAAGTATGCGATTGCAATGCACTTTGCAGAGGGTGATCCGGAAGAGCGGTTGCGCACGCCGATCGCAGCCAGCACATTGGAGCAAGCCATCACCAAGCTTCAATCGTACGAGCTATTCCGGCACTTCGCGTACGACCAGACGGACATCAATGAGTTGGCTATCGTGGCCCGCGAACTTAATAAGTGGTTGTCACGTGAAGGATCAAAAACACAGGCAGAGATTGCAAAAGCGTACTACGGTGCAGTGACATTGAAGCAACTCGACGAGGTGCTTCAATACTTGATACTGTCACGCGGGATCAGTCAAAACGGAGAAACATTCACAGCAATATAAATCATGAGTAACGTACTACCAATAAACAACGCTCAAAGGCGTAAGGAGCTCTTACGTCAAGCGGAGCAGTGCGTGTGCACTGATCGCAATTTAACTTATGGCGACGCAGAAGATAACTTCACAAGCATCGCCAAGTATTGGTCAGTGTATCTTGGCGGGAAGATTACTGCCGTGGATGTAGGATCGTTGATGATCCTGTTCAAACTTGCACGCATTCAAAATAACCCAACACACCAAGACAGCTGGGTGGACTTGATCGGTTATGGGGCTTGTGCGGCAGGGATTGTTTTGAAACCTGTGGTTTCTCCTTCCCTTACGCCGCCGCCGGCGCCGCCGTCAGGCCTTTTATATACACCCAATTCAACGGGAACTTGGGGGCATGGCGCAGGGCTAAATCATGATAAGCACGGTGTTGGACATTGCGATCCGCACCCGCCCAAAAATGACTGAACTATCATTGTACGTCACACTTCGCTACGCAGTGATTGCACTGCTTCCACTGATCGGAGTGGTCATTGGAGCTTGGGTAGTTTTGATAGCAATCAAACGAAACAAGGAATAGAGTAGATAAAAACAAAGCCCACCTTATGGTGGGCTTTTTTTTTGTGTCGATTTGCTTACTGTTTGAAGTACGCTCGGCGTCTCTCGGCCAACACCTGATCGCGCAAGTAGCGCTCACGCAAAGCTTTCACACTATCCTTGCCTTGCGTAGCCTCTACAAACTTCATGTGATCCCTGAACTCCTTTGGATCATTGTCCTTGGATGGCATATAGCTTATCCGGCTTGCGGCCGCGCTTGCAAATGCCTTTGTGCGATCATCACTGTTAGGCATCTTGCGGATCTTGGACTTCAACTCACTAGCCTTTTCCATCATCTCAGGCTTTTTGCGTGTGCGCTCCATGTCGCGCTCCTCTGCCTTGCTGTAATCAATAGGCATGTCAGGCGCCTCACGAATATCCTTACCGCGCAAACGCTTGCTAACACGCTGGTCACGGCGCAAGTTGGCGTCTTTCAGATCCTCGCCCGCACCCTCGAGTAAACCTGTACGACCTCCCACACCCTTCACGAAACGTGCGAAGCTAACCTGCCCGTCAGCCAGATCATTGGCAAATGCCGAAACCACCGTCAGCGGATCTTGGCCCTCTGCGATAGCTCTGGCCGCCGCGATTGCGCGCGGAATGGTGTCGGACCCAAGCTCATAGGCTGGCATCGTAGGCGTTTGCGGTTTGTCCTTGGCTGCAACTTGAAGAGCCATGTTACCAATCTCCATCATGATGCCGCCCGTACCTGTGAGCTGCGTAAGATTACCGAGATAGCGCACACCTTCTTGATACTTAGCCGAACCTTCCGGCGCGGCGAGCATCTCGTCAATGTTAGCAATCCGAGACTTGCGACCGCTCATCGATTCGCGAATCTCTTTCACGGCAACGCCGCCAATCATGCCCGACACAATCATCGTGATCAGCGGTGCGTAGTTTCCGGTGCGCGCAGGCTTAATTGCGAACTCACGGAAATTATTCCACTGCTCAATGTTCCAACGCGACAGCGAGAAGAATGGCGCCGCCGGCGAATCGCTGAGCCATTTAGGCAAGTTGGTCGCATCATACTTACCCTGAAACAGCTGACCGATGCGTGTTCCCATTTCGGCCTCGGGCAACTTGCGCCAATTGGATGCAACGCGATCGAGGAAAGCCGTGGACTTCACGTCGCCCGCAAGAGCCAACGCATTGTTAACTCGGAAGATATACTCTCCGCTGTTCTGCGCCAGCCCGCGCCCAAGATGCTCAAGCTTCTCGGAGCCAGTGTACTTGGTAATCGTGCGGGAAGTTTTGTCTAGCCAATTTGTGAATGACTCGCCCGCGCCAAGGACTTCGCCAACAACAGTGTTGCCGCCGGACTTAACCCAACCAGTGTCGTGCGCGCGACTGATTGACGAATTGAGGTTCCTGAGATTGCCGATCAATCCGGCAATCTGCGTAGGCTTAACATAACCAAGAGCCTTGAAAGGGCTAGTAGCAACGTCAACCATACGCGTGATAGGATTGGCCAGCCACAACGTGGAAGCCAATCGGCCGACAGATCTCGTAACAGTATCCTGCTTCTGCGCACCGACGCCCGAAGCCTCGTTCAACAAGAACTTGATATTGTCATCACCGGCGACTGGAACATCCTTGAATGTCACGGGTGTGGATTTGCCATTGGTGAAATACTCCGACTGGCCCAGCGCAGCCATGGCACGATCGTCAGAGCGGATCGTATCAAAGAACGTGCGCGACTTAGACCAACTGCGCACATATTGATTCATCGCCGCCACAACGTCAGAGTGCATCCAGTGTCCGGGCAACTTGGATCCGGAGGGCAATCCAACTGAGCCGAAATTGAACTTGTCATCAACTGCCGTGCGCCCAATGTCCGTCACATAGCGCTCAAACAATTGCGTCGCCTCACCTTCGGCAACAGTTTTGGTCAGCTTGCGTGAACGCATGAGCGAACGCGTGTTGTAATCGATGAACTCATCGCGCAATGCCTTGTAGCGCGGCGAGTCGATCTCACTGTTAAGCGTCTTGCGCACAGAAGGGTCGATTACATTGGGGAAGTAAAACGGATCCATCTTGGGCATGGAGCCATCTTCGCGCGGATGATTGGCGGCAAGCTGATCGACGCGCATTTGCTTCAACGTAGCGCGTACATCATTGTACGCCCCACGCAAACGCGCCGGAACGGTGGCCGCTCCGGAAACTGAATTTAGATCTTCATCGACCATGAGTCGATACAAGACATCACGATCCTTGGTATTGAGCTTCTCAAATGTGTCAGGCAGCGTGCGATACTTACCTTGCATTGCGCGCTGCGCAGGGAAAAGCTCGGAAAGCTTATCGCCAATGTAGCGCACGGTAGGATTAGAAGAACGCGCAGCAGCTTGAGTGGCCGATTCAAACACAGAAGTGCTGATCCGCGAAGGTGCTTCAGGCAAATCGCCATAGGTTTTGTCCGAGCGATTGGGTCCGAACTCTTGGTATCTGGGGCGCTCTTCGCCGGCGAGCTTTGCCTCGATGCGGCGATTCTCCAAGTCTGCAGGAGATTCGGCTTCGGCAGCTTTGTTAGCTTTCGAGATGCGCGTCCTAGCAGGAATCGACTCACCGCTGTACGTAACATTCTCGGGACGACCTACATCATCAAGCTCAAGGTCTTTGAGATGCCCCTGCTCAATCAGGCGCATCACACGTTTAAGCTCCTTAAACTTTGAGCGATTCTCACCACGCCTTGAAGATCCAACCTGTCCTGCCGCGGCTGGTTCGGCGGCTTCTTCGCTTTGGCGCAGCAGATCATCGCGCTCACGTTTAACTTGAGCAAGCTCTTCACGAGCACGTTGCAAGTCACCACCGCGATCCGGCTCGCTGCGATTCAATGGCTCATGGCCAAGCAACTTGCGCTCTGCGGCGGCAGGCTTGGCTAACTTTTTGCCTGCACTGAATGGCTCCACATCAGGGTAAAAGTACGGATCTGGGTCCCCTACCCTAACTGGAGCTTCCTCTTTCTTAACAGGTGGAGCTTTCTCTTCTGCAATAGGCAAAGCTTTTCGCTCTGGCGGCTTCGCCGCGGGGACAGCCTCGGGAACGATAGTATCCGCCTGTGCGGGTTGCTCTGGCATCGTGGCTTCGAGGGGAGTCGAACCGTCCGGTGCCGATGGCACCGGATCGTCGGTTCTCTCTTCTCCTTGTTCCGGCCGCGCGGGCGGGCGCGCGTTAAACTTGTCGACAATCTTGCTGGATCCACCGCCGCGCAACATGACGTTTGACATGATGCGCCGAGCATCCTGCGCCGACGCGCGGCCCATCTTGTAGCGCATGAACGAGCCGAAGTCATCTCGCCAAGAATCAGTGGTCTTGTCCAAGAAACGCTTGACTACATCCTCGCCAACTCCTTGCACAAACTGCTCTTCCGGCACATTTGCAGCCTGCAACAGTGAGCGCATCTTGCGCTGCTCGCCATAGTTTCCGTGATCCAGAACATCCAAGATCAGTGCGTGCGTCAGCTCGTGCGGCGCCGTATCGGTGTACGCATCGGTTGCCACATCAATGTTGCGTGCATTGTTGCCGACGCGTTTGACATCCGTGCGACCCGCGACCTGCGCGCCACTCTCATTACGCGGCGTGCCGAAGCGCATCAGCGAGCGAAAGTTCTCGCTAGCGTTGTCAGCCCACCATTTATTCCAATTGCTGGAAGGCTTCAAATTGCGGGTCGCATCCAAATGCCCCGGAGAGCTTTCAGCAGGAATCACAGGAGGCCGCTCAACTGACGGAGCCTCTTGCGGCGGGCGCAGATTTTGCGCAGGTCGCTGATCTGGCGTATCGTCAAACGGTCTAGTGCCGGCAACACGTTGATCAACTGTGCGCAGATCCCTAGGAATTCTGGAACCATCCGCGGCAAAACCAGACTGCGTAGGAACTCCTCGTTCGAAAGTTCCAGTGGGTTCGAATGCACCGTGCATGGGCGCGCCCGATTGATCCGCAAAAGGTTGCTCGCCGCGAATAGTGAATTGCTCACCAGACTCGGCACTTTCAACCAAATTCTCAACCACGCGCGCACGAGGCGGCATGTTGTTAACTTGATCAAAGGCGGGCGGCATTGTGCCTTCGGGCATAACTTCGCCAGTCGGCCCGCGATTAGCCATACCTTCCATTACACCAAGCCTGCGCGCTTCTGCAAGATCGTTCTCGGTCCGACGTGCGATATCTTCACGCAGCTTGGCCGCCTGCTTGTCAAGCACAAATCGCCTAAGCAATGCCTCATTGGCGGCAGTTGCTTCAGGAGAAATACCAGCAGGTTCCGCAGGCGCCTGAGGAGGCGGTGCATTTAGATCGGCAGGATTGACTGCGCTATCCAGCGGAGTGTCCCTGACATGCCGCGTAATTCCGGGCAACCGCGCGCCCAGCCGCGTGGGCTGGTGCTGCGCTGCGCCAAGAAGCGCCGAGGTCAAAACAGACTGCACGTCGCCACCGCGCGCCATATCGGTGCCGGCGCCAAGACCTCCGCCAATGACGATATTGTTAAACGCGGCCGACTGCGCCGGTCGCATGCCGAACGTACCGGCGCCGGAAGTAAGTGAGCGCAAACCAGCAAGCGCATCTTTGGTGACTCCAACGCTGGGGCGCATAAGCGCAAGCGACGATCCAACCTCGCCAACGGTTGACGCCGTTGGATTGCGAACCTGTCGCGCCTCTTGTCCAAGCTGCCACGACTTGGGATACAAAGCCTCTTCGATCTTGTCTCCAATCCAACCGCCACCAGCACCGCCTGCAACAGAGCCAGTGATGGCGCCAGCCACAGCTCCGGGTCCGCTGGGCGACGTAACCAAGCCAGCGCCAAGTGCACCGAGTCCCGCGCCCGCGACACCCATGACAGTGCTGGGAATATTGTACGCGGCAGCTTTGATCCCCGCCATCGTACTGCCATCCTGCGGCGAGTCGATGACATTGCCATCGTCGTCGATCCAGTTTTTCGCTGGATCGTAGCCGTTGTCAACAAGGATCTTATGCTTTTGTTGTGGTGTAATCATAATTATTTGTGAGGTTAGTCGGCAATAGCCTTCTTCTTCTTCTTCTTCATGTATTCTAGCAGTTGCTCACGTCTGACTGTTTCCTTTGAATCGGTATTCCTGCCTTTCAGGTAATTCGCGGCTGGATCTACTAACTTACGATTTAGTAGATTCAAACCGGGTCCAAAATCTTTGTTAAATTCTGCTCCCACAGCCCTAAGTGGGTCCATGAACAGCTCACCCACACCACCCAAGACGGTTCCTTCCTTTGGAGTTTGAAGTCCAGCCAGTGTAGCTGCCTCAACGTCTCTCCTGACTCCGGCAGGATCTCCGGCCGCGGCAGGATTTGCAGGTTGCGTGAGATCCTTGACATGTTCAGTAGTCACCTCGCCCGTGTCAGGATTCACCCGTGTGATAGTGCCGTTAGGATTAAACCTTACACCTGGGACAGTTCCAGTACTGCCGTCAACATTAGCTGAGCCACGAACACCACCACGGCCACTTGTACCGAGAGGAGGCAGGCCATACACCCTTTCCATGTCAGCATCGTACTCATTCTCATTACGTTGGCTTTGATTGTCATTCCTCCCCTGACCAATGCTCCTAAGAAACTCATTGCGTTGCCTGTTCGTCGCATCGGTTTGAGTGGCAATATTCATTGCCTGAGTCCTACCAAGAGCACCCTCAGTCTTTACCTGCTCTCGGTCAAGATTGGCCATGCCCACGCGACCATTAACTTCTTCACGCACTTGCGCCAATCGAGCAGCATTATTGCTTGTAGCAAGCTCCATTGCCCTGCGATGATCGGCATCTTGAAGACCTTGCTGCATCATATTACCCTCACGGGCCCCAGATCGCGCATTGTTCAACGCATTGGACTGGTCACCCAGAAACGTGCGCCACCAACCGGCAGTCTTGTACTTGTCAACATTGGCCATAGGATCGTTGGCAAGAGTTGCCAACGAAGCCTCATTCACACGAGGCCTAAGAAACGATGGGACATCGATGCTGCCCCTTGCAGGGTTACCGATCTTAATACGCGAAGCTCCATCGACAACACCTTCGGCTTGCTGCATGGTGCGCGGGCCGGCCGCCGCCGCCGGACTACCCATCGCCAACGACGCAAGGCCGCCCATGTCCGCACGCTGCTGGGGCTTTGAGTCGAACGCAATCTTTTGCGCTTGGGCAAGAGTTTGCCCCGACTGCGGGCCACCATTGGTCGACAGCCAGTTAAAAATTTGCTGCCAGCTAGGCGGATCTTCAACTGGAGCCTGTTTTCGGTTTGGATACTGAGCACTCATACGTGAATAAAGTCTTCTGATGCACTAACAGGTGTATCATCATGTGACTGAAATGATACGAAAATCAAAGGTCTAACCGTGCTTAACCAATGCGGAGCATGTGCCGGCACTTTGTGCACGCGGAACATACGCCAAGAAATGGTTTTACCGGCACAGTGCACAGTGGCACCGTAGCCGGCAAGCAACACAAACCAACTGGAGAATCCGTGAGTGTGTGCCGGCACTTCAGTGCGCGCCGGCATATACCAGAACTCTAGGGATTTACCGAAGCCCAACCTTAATTGAGCCCCTCGGCAGGTTCTCCATTGCGTGAACCTAGCAAACTGAAAAAGCCAAGCCATAATTTTTGTAGCGGATGGAACACCCATCCATATGCGTTGAGCTTTGCAAGCCAAGCCGCGTGACGCGTCATGGGATCTACGAATGTAAGATCTACAAGCTTTCTGATGACTCTTGACTTCTGCATCAAGGGTACCATAACGCAGGAAAACTGTCGATACCCTTCGTAGCGCGCAGGTGTGTAGTGCGCATCGCGTGACGCACGAATGTACCAAGGCAAACCGTCAGGGAACTTTTCAGTAAACTCACGAAAGGTCCAACAGCAGCTTGGCAAAGATCCCATGACCTGACTAAAGTTATCGATGAAGCTCTTCTTCGTAGCCAGATTATTCTGCTTGTTGCCTGCAAAAGTACCAGCTTGCTGCAAGAGTTGGCCACCCATTCCCATGGTCTTATCGCCAACTCCGGTCACGCCGCCAAACTGCCCAAGCCCTGCGTTGGGCTGCGAGGCGCGGCCAGTAGTCAATTGCAACGCATCGATCCCAGTGCGGAATGCGGGCATCGCTCCGGCCGCACTGCCTACGGCTTGGCCAATTGCGTTCTGCTTCTGTTGCTTGCGCGCTTGGCCTGCGCTGCCCATTTTCATCGCAGCCTCAAGTGTGGACTGCTGCGTGGCGTCAGCATTGCCGCGCGAGAAATTGTCGCGCGCCAGCGAGCGCGTAGTCTCTTCGCGTTCGGCGCCAGACAGCCCAGTGGTTGGACTATCGAGTGACGCAAACAACTTGGTGAGCGCATCGCCTGACTGCTCACGTGATTTGAAGAACTCTGGATCAAGTTCCTTTTGAGTAAGCAGAGTCTCGCGCGCAAGATCCCGCCCAGTGCCCGACATGAGACTGAGATCGCTCTCAGCCTGCCCTTGCGCTTGCTGTCTATTTTGGTCGATGCCAAGTTTAGTAAACTTGGGCATGAACTCATTGGAGAGATCATAGCTAAGCTTCGCCTGACCGGGCGCAATCTCTCGCTGAGCATCCAACTGCGCGCGCTCCATAGGCAGAATGTTCTGTCCCATGATACGAGTTAGCTCAGGCATGTGCTTAGCCCACGCCTGCATCATATCGTCCGTTGTCTCCCCTGAGCCCTTGTATTCTGGTCCTCCTCCCATATTAGTTCTGGTTAAAATTTTGTTGGTTGTGCCTACGCTTTAGAACTCCATTACGATAATAGCTCAACGCATAGAACGGATACTTAGCCTTCCACTCGTTAAGCATTATGTACATAAAATCTTTTGTTCCGACAATTCCAATTAGGTGAACTGCCCGATCTTCGTGCCTGACTTCCCACGTTGCGACACTTGTTATCGCAAACGGAGGTGCACTGTAAATGAATCTGATCTGCCCTGAAAAAGATGCCTCTATCAGGTGTGCCTTAAGTTGTACATCGTTGAGCTGGTTGTAAGCTTTCTTATCATTAGCTTTGATAAACGCCACACAACCTTCGATCAGCGCCTTAGGTGAGGTAACGATCTCGTACTGTACCTCCGGAATTAACGAATTCCCATGCACACCGAAGGGGTCCAGCAGCGACTCTGAGATAGCCATATTCAGCAATTTGTTTCATTGATCCATCTGCTAGGACCGTGCTAATGGAGTGTAATACCTGACCGCCAGATCCCACAATGAAGATTGGCAGATGCTTGTTAAGTCGTTCGTACAGGTGCGCGTGACCGCAAACCAGCGCAGACGCTCCGGCGTCGGCAATCGCTTCGGTAAGCGGTTGCATTGTGGTAATGCCCGGATAATAGGCCGCCGATGAAGTATAGGGCGGATGATGCCAGACTACAATCTTGTTGCGTGCGGTAGAGGCGCGCAGATCGGCCAGCAATTCCCTAGCTTGGGATGACTCAAGATATGTTGCACCGTCCGAATTGCGCGGATCTGTCTGGGCGCCACTGGTTTTAATACCCGTGTTGAACAGAAAGATCTCAGTGTGCGCATCAAGCATTACAGTTGAATAACGCTCTGGCGTCTGGCGGACATACTGAAAGAATGGCGCACCATTACTGGTGTCTAGGTCATGATTACCCGGTGCGGCATACAACTTACCGGCAAGCTTCTCGGTATTCCAGTAAGCTTTGAATCGCAAGTCAAGTTCGGCCTGCGTGCCCGAGTTGTAAATGTGATCGCCTGCGCCCACGTAAGCGTCTACATTACGTTCGGCGCGCATCGCCATATTCACGAGTGTGCGATTCGTATTCAACACACCGTCATCCGCGAAGAACAAAATCTTCAATGGATCGATAGTCTCGCCTGAACCATAGGACGATCCTTCATTGCTTACGCCGGGGTAAGTTTCCACTTCAAATCTGATTGTCGAAAGCCTAGCGGAACCCGACCAACGGATGACAGGCGTGGTGCGATATGCGCGTTCGGGGACACCGAAAGTAAAGTTCAGCGTCGTAGCGTCGGGAACCAAAGTGCCCGGAGTAATTGGCCGCGCAGATGGATCCTCGACGACGTTGGCGGCCTTGAGTAATTCGGTTTGCGACGAGATCAA